TTAGCAAATAATTTCAAAGATGTAGCTACTGAACTCGGAGACATATTAGCAAAAATATTACCTGACGTTGAAATTCCTGATGAAGAGGAAGATACATGGGAAATGAAATGCCCTTATGAGCATGGGGATACACATTATTGTATCCAACCGAATGGAGCCGTTTTTGCAGATTGTTGGGAGGGTATAGAAGCCGACAATAGATATTTTAGTCAAGGTAACGTATTTCCAACCGAAGAAGCAGCCGAACTCGAAGCCAAACGCAGAAACCTACTAACACGATTCAGAGCATTTCGTGATGAGTGTAATGATGGTTGGAAGCCTAATTGGAGAAAAAATGACGCAAAGTATTATTTTTATATTTCAAGTACAGATGGTGAAATAGGAATTAACGATATTTATTTTTATGAAACATTCCCGCTTTTCGGCTATTTCAAAAATTCAAAAGACGCCGAACGTGCAATCGAATTGTTTGGACAAGAAATCATCGAGTTGTATGTGGAAAAGAGGTTGGCGAATGAAAACAATTAACGAAATACAAGACGATGATTTAGTTTTTAACGAACAAACCCATTCTCAAATATACGCATGCGATTTAAAACGTGAATGGAACTCGTTAAATGAGGATGAGAGAAGTGACTGGCGAACGCTAAAAGAAAGAACAATTAAATTATCCGCTGAATCTGTATTGAATAGAATATATGAAGATATGGAATATTCAGATGGCTATGAAGACATGTTTGTTCATTTATGGAACGACACGTCTGAAGAATTTAAACAACGAATGCAAGGGCTACTTGATGAAATTTCTAACTTTCCAAGTGCGAAAGTCTACGAAATCGATGAAGACATCGATCCATTTATGGATTTAGAGGAGGAATAATAATGGAACTAATTATCTTTTTGAAAAATGGTGACACTCTAAAATTTGAAAATGTAACAGAATTACAACGTGATTACAATTACATCAACATTATCACGTTCAATTATGTGAGTGCATCAACGCACAAGAAGAAAAGTGCGATGTTCTTCTCGAATCATATCGCAGGAATGTCCGTAGAAACTAAGGAGGGGTTTGATGTTAACAATCTATTCAAAGCCTAAGGAGTTGATGCGATGATTGTTTGGGCATTGTTTGATAGTGGCAATGGCTGCTATGCTCAAGGAGTTCGAGAGCTAAATGAGGGGGGGCAAACGATGACAATCTATTCTGTGGGATTGGATATCGAGAACAAGAACAATCACTTCATCCACTTGAATCTCGCTGATTATTCATACCTCTTCGGAGACAACAAGCTCTATGAGACTCTTGATAAACTCCCTCACCCGGATCTCATCATTGCAAGTCCTCCTTGTGAGTCTTGGTCGATTGCATCTCACATGATAATGGGGAACGCTTGTTGGAAACAAGAGAGAGACGATGAATCCTTATTCGAACCACAAACACCACTCAGTCCATTTACTATTCGAGACTATCACGAGTATGAAAAATATACTTATATTCCCGAAAGACAAATTGTGAAGCGAATCAATGGTGAACTATGTGCTTTCAATTTGATTCAAATCATTAAACGATACAATCCGAAATATTATGTCATTGAGAATCCCGAACGCTCAAAAATCTGGGAATATATCGACAGAATTCTCGGATTTAAAATCTCGTATGATAATCTAGTTCACTATAATCAATATGATGATTATCATCTTCAAAAACCTACAAAATTCAAGTCGAATGTTAGGTTGGATTTGAAAACAGGAAACAAACCGAGTGCGGTGGTGTTTAAAAACGTAAATGGATACAACAATCGCTCAAATATTCCGATTAGTCTAGTGAAGAGCATCTTCAATCAAATTCTTGAAATGGAGGGATTGAATGAAAGATAAGAAAATCGCTGAGATTCGATTCAGAGAGTATCCCTATTACGACCGAGAAATCACATCGAGAAAATTTGATATGTTGTGTCACAAGGAAGAAGATGTGAATGCGTGGATCCGTGCGAAAGGGACGAATTCGAAAGCAGCAGAAAACGAGCTCATTCGATTTGAGAGTGACAAATATATTCAGAACCGTCTCTTTTGGAAACGATGTGTGGAAGAGACTCTCGAAGAGCTCGATGAGAAACAAAGAGAATTTGTCACAGAATACTATTTCGATGATGTATACGACTATCGCTCACTTGCGAAGAAGCACTTCACGAATAAGAACGTGATTATGCGTGCGTGTGATAGAGCTTGTAGTATATTGCTTGAAAAATTAGGGGAAATTTAAAAAGGGACAAAAAAGCGTTGTTGTCCCACTTTAAAAGTGATATATTGATATTGTGAAAAGGTGTAAGAAACGGTATCATCTTGTCATAATGTGAAAACTCCTAAAATTATTTTTACCTCGGGTCTCCACTCCCGAGGTTTTTTGTTATCGTTTAAATATAGAAATGAGGTGATGGAAAGTGACGAAAATGACATTGAAACAACAACGATTTGCGGATGAGTACATCATCACAGGGAATCTTTATAAATCAGCGGTGGAAGCTGGTTATTCTGAAAAATATGCAAAAGCTCAAAGTCATAAATTGTTGGAGAATGTAGGAATAAAAAACTATATAGATGAACGCCTTGCAAAACTCGAATCTGAGAAGATTGCAACACAAGAAGAAGTCCTTCAGTATTTGACAAGCGTGATGCGTGGTGAGAAGACCGAGCCTCTTTTGGTTCTTGATGGTGAAGGAACTCAAAAAGTTATCCAAGCGGTCCCGAACGTGCAATCGAGAACACGAGCGGCGGAGCTTCTAGGCAAGCGATATGGAACGTTCACGGATCGTGTGGACATCAATGCTCAGATTGAATCGAAACCGAAATTCGATGATATCGTGAACCAATTAGGAGGAAGTGGGCTCGATGAATAGCTTCCCACTCTCTCAAAAGTACATCGATTTTTGCAACACGGTCGAAAACGTGGATGCGGACTTCCTTGAGGGCACGACAGCCGCAGGAAAGACGACTGTGGGCTTGGGTGTCAAGTTCATGCGTATGGTGTCAAGAAGCAAGAAGAAGTTCCACATCATCGCAGCTAAGACGGTCGGTGTTGCTGAAAAGAACTTAATAAATCAAGACAATGGCATCCTCGACATCCATCGGGATGCTTTTTATTTTGGTAACGGGGACAAGGACTATAAGATTCCTCACATTAAGTTCGAGGATAAAATCATCTACATTCTTGGATACGACACGAAAGAGAAATGGCAACTTGCTCTTGGTGGGCAATATGGGTGTGTGTACATCGATGAGGTCAACACAGCGAACATCGAATTCGTTCGTGAGGTCTCAGCTCGTAACGACTATCTGATGGCGACTCTGAATCCCGACAATCCCGATTTACCTGTGTACAAGGAATTCATCAATCGCTCACGTCCTTACAAGAAGTACGAGAAGGATGTACCTCGTGAGATTATGGCTGACTTGAAAGAACGACACAATCCAAAATGGAGATATTGGTTCTTTACGTTTAAAGACAACAAATCTTTGAGTGATAAGGATATTCAAAAGAAAATCGACTCGGTCCCGCTTGGTACAAAGATGTACAAGAACAAGATTCAAGGACTTCGAGGTCGAGCAACAGGATTGGTCTTCCCTAACTTCGACAGTAAGAAGAACGTAATCACGAAAGCTCAAGCGAAGAAATTCAATTATGTAATGTTCTCAGCTGGGCTCGATACAGCTTACTCATCTAAGAGCCCTGATACGATTGCGATGATATTCCAAGGCATTACAGATGACGGGCATTTGGTTACATTGAGCGAGAAAGTTTTTAACAATGCGGACTTAGACACGCCAATCGCTCCATCGGACACGGTCGAGATGTTCATCGCATTCCTTGATAAAAATTCAAAAGAATGGGGTTTTTGTCGAGATGCGTTTATCGATTCGGCAGACCAAGCGACAATCACAGAATTAAACAAATACAAAAGGCAATATGGAACAATATACAATTTTATAAACGCTTATAAGAAAACAAAAATCATCGACAGAATCAACCTTCAAATTGGTTGGATTGCTCGAGGATTCTATTTAGTCGTTGAAGATTGTGTGGAGCACATCAAAGAGATGAATGCTTATTCGTGGCAAGAAACGAAAGAAGCACCCGAAGACAAGAACGACCACACAATCAATGCGAATCAATATGCGTGGCTACCTTACAAGCGAATGATTGGAGAACAGAGAGGAGAAATAGAAGACGATGGGGTTGGTGAATATGATTAGAAATGGAATGAGGAGCTTTTTGAGAATTGAGAAAGCTCAACCGAGTGCGATTGTCATCAATGAAGAGATGACATTCGAGGACAATGCTGCTAAGAATCGAATTTGGTATCGTGGCAAGTCCTACGAGTTGCAACAACTTTACTCTCAACTATCAACGACACGATTGAGCTTCTGGGGTGCACATTCAACTCCGGGGCAAGAGATTAGAAAGATTCACACGGGCTTACCGGGAATCATCGTGAAGGTCTTGAGAGATGCGGTGCTCTATGACATGAATGATTTGGAATTTGAAGACTCCAAGCATGAAGATTTGTGGGAGGATATCGCACAAGATAACGACTTTAAGAAACAACTGAAAGAAGCGGTGAAAGATGCTCTTGTGATTGGCGATGGAGCATTCAGAATCTCGTTTGATTCTACGGTCTCACAATATCCAATCATTGAATGGGTAAGTGGTGAGCGGATCCAAATCAAGAACAAGCGTGGACGATTACATGAAGTCGTCTTCACGACTCGATTTGACGAGAACAAGCAAACATATACACTCGAGGAACACTATGGATTTGGATATGTAACGAACAAGCTCTATCGTGGTGATGCTGAATTGGATATTCATTCGACTGAATACACACAGGACATCAACGACTTCACGTTCGACAAGCATTTGATTCTATGCGTACCATTTAGCATCTTTGAATCTGATGTTGAACGAGGTCGAGGCGAATCCATCTTCGACAGAAAGACGGACACATTCGATGCGTTGGATGAGTCATGGTCTCAATGGATGGATGCTCTTCGAAGCGGTCGAACAAAAGAATATATTCCCGAATCGCTACTTCCACGGGACCCACGAACAGGAACATTCATGAAGCCGAACGCATTCGACAATCGATTCATCAAGATAGCATCTGACAGAGCCGAAGGAGCAAGCAATGAGATTACATTGCAACAAGCGAACATCCCTCACGAGAGCTATTTGGCAACCTACATCACCGCTCTTGATTTGGCGTTGCAAGGTATCGTGAGCCCTTCTACGATTGGGATTGATGTGAAGAAGCTTGACAATGCTGAGGC